AAAATAAAATCACAAGCAGCTCAAACTAAACTGAGACGTATAAGAAATCGTCTAAATTCAGTACCTCAACGTGCTCATAGATATTTTGTAACTGAAACTCCAATAGATACTGGCAATGCTAGAAATAAAACAAAATTTATTAAAGGAAATACAATTTATGCTAACTATCCTTATGCTGTAAGATTAGATGAGGGTTATAGTAAACAATCACCATTAGGTATGTCTACACCTACTATTGAGTTTATTAAAAAAATAGTTAGAAGAATAATTACTTTAGGATAAGATTATGGCTATACAGAAGGACCGCTACCAATTAGAAATAGAAACTAGGCAGGCATCAGCATCTCTAGGTAAATTAGGTTCACTAATGAAAGCATTTGCAGGTGTTATTGCTATTAGGGAACTTGTACAATTTGGACAAGCTATTGTTAGCGCAACCAAGACAATGCAAGGTTTAGAAAACCAATTGCGTCTTGTAACAACTAATGCTGGTGAACTAGATAGATTATTAGGTACTTTAAGAAAAACTGCAATAGACAATAGAACAGCGTTTGCTTCAACAGTTGAACTATTTGTTAAATTACGTGTTGCTACTGAAGAATTAGGTATTTCAGAGGAACGTATAATTGGAGTTACAAGTAAATTATCGCAAGCTCTTGCAGTTGCTGGCGCAGACGCTGCAACTACTAACAGTGTTATTAGACAGTTTAGCCAAGCAATGGCGTCAGGTACTGTGCGTGGTGACGAATTTAACAGCTTAGTTGAAGGATTAGGTCCAGCACTTGCTATTATGGCACGTGAAAGTGGCATCACAGTTGGTGAACTACGTAGAATGTCACAAGCAGGTGAACTTACTGCTGAGAAAATGTTTGAAATGCTTGAAGCATCAAACAGTCTTACTACTGCATTCCAGCAAATGGAACCAACACTAGAAAGTCTTGAAACACGATTTAGTGATACATTTGATGCATTTCTAATTAAACTAGGCGAAACGACGCTCGTCACCCAGGGCTATGAAAATGCACTAACACGTCTAACAAGATTAATGGAAGACTTTGCTGATGTTGAAGGTAGCCTTACTGATATGGCACCAGGGGATATATTTGCAAAAGCTAGAGATGGATTAGTAAGTCTTGATGCTGCAATATATGAACTAAGCGAGCGTTTACGTAACGATAACTGGACACTTGGTTTATCGTTGTCAGGAGACGAAGAAGCAGCAATTGAAGGTATTATTACACAATTACAATTACTTAAAATTGAACAAAGTGCTGCTGCAAAAGAAGCAGAGAAATTAGCAGAAGCAGAAAAGAAACAACAAGATGCACTAAATGCACTTCTTGCTCCACACAAACGTTTTATAGATCAAGCCAAAGAATTTGCTGCTGCTGATTATCGTACAGAATTAGAAAAAGCAAATCAACGTGTAATTGATGCTGAGATTGTTATTGAACAATTAAACTTAGCGTTTGAACGTTCAAATGGTGAGATTGAAAACTTTGTACAATTATTGCGCGGTGCAGAGAATGAATTAAGTAAAGCAAGAGAAGAATTAGCAAAGTTAAGAGAAGAAGCAAATAAACCAACAGGTTTTGAAAAGTTTTACGAAGATTTAATAGGTGGAGCTCAAGATACCATAACTACATTAGATTATATTCGTGAAGCACAAAGAAGATTATTTACAGAACTTGAAGACGGTACTATAACTGTTGAAGAATACAGAAAAGCACTTGAAACTTTACAACAGCAACAACAATCTTTAATTGGTGATTATAGTGTGTTTGCTGACAATGTTAATAGTTTTGTAGATTCTATGGTTGATGGTACTGACGATTTACGCCAAGAACTTGCAACTCTAAATATGGATCCTCTAGAAAAGCAGTTAAGTGATATTGAAAATACACTTACTAGAGATATGCACCGTCAACTTACTGAATTGACTGAACAAATGAGTCAATTAGGCGGCGATCCAGCAGCAATGCAACGTTTAACAGATTTAAAAAACAGAGTAAGAGAAGCAACAGCAGCACAAATACAACAGCAACAAGAACTTGCAAAACAAATTTATGAACAACAGCGTAGTTTTGAATATGGGTGGCGTGATGCATTCCAAAATTATGAAGACGAAGCAACAAATGCAGCTAAAGCAGCAGAAAGAATATTTCAAACAACAACAAAAGGTATGGAAGATGCTATTGTAAACTTTGTTAAAACAGGAAAGTTTGAATTTAAGAGTCTTGTTGCTACAATATTAGAAGAATTACTAAGAAGTCAGATTAGACAGTTAATTGCAAGCACATTTGGTGCTATTGGTGGCTCAGGCGGAGGAGGAAACTTCTTTAGCAATCCATTTGCAGGATTCTTTGCTAACGGTGGTATGATTCCAGCAGGACAGTTTGGTGTGGTAGGAGAGCGCGGACCTGAACTAGTTACTGGTCCTGCTCAGGTTACGCCAATAGCAACTGGCGGAAATGTTACATACAATATAAACGCAACAGATGCACAGAGCTTTAAGCAACTTATCGCAAGAGATCCAGGTTTCATACATGCAGTTGCAACCAAAGGCGCTAAAGCAATTCCAGGAGGTAGATAGATATGAGTTTTCAATGGGTATTTGATAACGCTACAACACTAAGCGTTAATAGAAAAAAAGTAATTGCTAGTACTACTGCAAGAGACGGTACTGTAAGAGCTGTTGCCAGAGGCAACGGTGCCAAGGTATTTACTGTTAGATTACCAGATGGTCCAAGATACAGTGACAACAAAGCTAACATAGAAGCTATTGAAGCACTAGACAAATACAACACAGAAACTATTCAAATCAAATACAACAAGTTACCTTACTATTATGGCAATGTTAATACTGGAAACGAAACCTATGAAGTAATTTGTATTGAATTTCCTGAATGGACAATGTTTGGTTACGATCAAGTTCAGTGGAGTGGACCTTTTGTATTTGTAGAGGTAGTGTAATGTCAATTGATTTAACAGGATATACCGCAGTAAGAACAAGTTTGTTTGTACGCATTGATGTACAAGAATATAGAACTAGTCCAACAGGTGCATACACTAATCAAATACTTAGATTTTCAGATCATAATGAAGCAGTATTCATTGGTGGAGAATCTTATACTCCACTAGGCAATTTATTAAATGTAACTGCAAGTGTAAATGAATTACGTCCAACGGGCAATGAAGTAACAATTTCAATCAGTGGTATACCCAATGTTAATATTGCTGAAATTTTATACAGCAAGATTAAAGGTTCACCTGTAACAATATATCGCGGATATTTTGATGTTAATACAAATAATATTATTGAAGCCTTACAGTTTAGATATAAAGGTATAGTTAACAACTATTCTTTAGAAGAAGAATATGATGTGCTTGAAAAAGAAGCAAGCAATACCGTACAATTTGAATGCCTAAGCAGGGTAGATATACTTGGTAATAAAATTGCAGGTAGAAGAACCAATCCTGAAAGTATGCAAAAGTATTATCCAACAGATACTAGTTTTAACAATATACCAAGTTTGAAAAATAGATCGTTTGATTTTGGAGCAGAAAGATGAGTTTTATAGATGGTTTAGGTAGCATAGTAAAAGGTGTAGGTGGATTTCTAGCAAGCAACAGCATTGGTAGCAGTTTAGCTAAAACTGCAATACTTGGTTATGCTTTAAACAAAGTTAGTAAAAGTATAAACAATCAGGCTAATGAAAATAAATTAGATCCAACACCAATTACACTTAACCCTGACACAACCAATAGCGTTCCTGTGCTATATGGTACTGCATATGTTAAGGGTATGATTACAGATGCATACTTAACCTCTGATAACAAAACCATGTGGTATTGCATTACACTTTGTGAAAAAACTGGCAATCTAATTAATGGTAACCCAAGTGAAATTTCATTCCAAGAAGTTTATTTTAATGGGTTAAGGTTAGATTTTAAAGCAGATGGTTATACTGTAGATTTAGCCTATGACGAAGAGGGTAATAGCACAGATGACTTTAGTGGATTAATTCAAATATATCCATTTAGTGGTAGCAGCACAGATCCAGTTGGATTTAGCACTGAACCTACTAGAAATACTACAAATGCATATACGCTGTTTCCAGAATGGAATACTAACGACAACATGTCAGATTTAGTATTTGCACTTATTAAGACAACTTATAATCCAGAAAAGAATATTAACAGTTTAGGTAATTGGGAATTTAAACTATCTAATACTATGAGTCAACCAGGTGATGTATTGTTTGATTATATGACAAACACACGCTATGGTGCAGGAATAAATGAGCAGGAGATTTACAAAATATGAGAAGTTTAGAATATTTAAATCAACGCAGCTCTGTTCCTGTTACTTTTATTGATAACCGTGATGCAGACATAATTTTTAGTCCACCTTATCCTAAGAGTGTAGACTTCATAGAAGATTCACAATCTTTTAGGGTGTATGTTGCTACAAACATTGTTGAAATTATACAACCTCAATTTGTTAATTTACGTTATAAAATAACATTAAACACAGCTAATGCTACAATAACATTTCCTACATTGCCTGCAGGAGTTTCAGTAACTAACGTAGGCACAAGTTGGATTGTAACAGGTATAGATTCAATCACTGACTGGAACGTATTAAAATCTCCTACAATAGATGTAGATGAAGATTATTATGGCGATGTAGGTTATACAGTTACTTTTACTTACAATACTACAACAGAATTAAATGTTGAAAAAAGTTATAGTGTTGGTGTTGTTGTTCCTGCTGTGTTCTTTGAATCAAGATTTACACTTGATGTAGTTCCAAATGTTACAAAATCTACAGACGTATATCTAACTTCTGTAACAGAATTAAGAGCAGAAATAGAACTTGTAATTAGAGCAACATTCTTTGTCAATGCTTACACAAATGCTACATTTGATTATGAAAGTGATATGTCTGTAGTATCTACGCTCACTGCTGATGTTGAACGCTATATTGACTTTGCTGATAGATTAGATGTATTTGGCGGAAGCAAAATAGGATTATCATTAAGTGGGTATGATAGTAGTACTTTACTTGTAGGTAGTGGCACAGGCGCAAGTGTTCTAAATGCATCTACTGGAGGATTAGCTGGAATAGCAGCTCATACAGATGTTACTAGTGTACAAATAGATTATATCCCTGATAATTATGGTTTTGGATTTCCAATTTGGGCATATGCTGTTGGTTATGACGGCGGTGCAAGATTGTATAGACAATGGAGTACTAATAATCCAACACCTTTAATAACACAAGCAATTACTGACGGAGGTAGTGGATCTGTACGCTTGTTAACTAATACAACAAATATGTATTTTGTTGTAGGCGACCCATTATATGATTTAGGACCAGATCCACTAGAGGAAAATGCTGGTAGAATAATAATTTACAAAGCAGATAGTCCTACAGGAAACACTATACAAGAAGAATGGAATTTACAAGGCATCTATTCAGAACAACTAGGTAAAGAAGGTTCATTTGAATTAACTGA